GATATGTTTTAAGAATGAATCTTCAATCAGTTTTAAATCCTGATCTGTGAAGCCTAAAAGTTCACGTTTTGGATAGACCACACTCGGTGCGCCACGTTCAGCACGATCTTTTAAACCTTCCTGGTGTACTTGTGCAATACGTGCAACACGTCCCACAAAGCCAATCGCAATGGCATCCGCATTGCTGAGCAATTTTAAATGAGCAGTATTTTTTAATTTGGTGAACATTTTGCGCTTAATTTTGCTTTTTTGTTCACGTAGGCGTTTGCGCCTTGGGGTGTATGTTGAACCATCAGGGTTTTGTTGTGCAGAAATACGTTTGCCCTGATTTTTTCTTAAATCACGACCGATCTGTTTTGAAAGCTTGGCACGTTCACCCACTGACAACCGTTCCAAATACGGCTGTAAGTAGGTGGCAAGTTCTTCAACATTGTTCGTCATGGATTTCGACCTGTTGGTGGCATGTCTAATGACCAACCTTGTTTTTCAGCAGTGGTCCATGAAGCAATGACTTCACCCGATGGATCGATGACTTCAAAATCAGTGGCAGGTTGATATTCTGTGTACTTCGGTTCTTCAGGATGACTGAGTTCTAATTTGCCATCTTGCAGCTTTTTCACGACGACACGTTCAGTCAGTGGAATTTGGAAGTTAATGTCGTATTTGCTGTTATCAATCAGTTCAGCTTCAAAACTAATGGCTTGTTTACCTTTCTCATGGTTGGCCATCAATTCAGGCTGATTTTCTGCAATCCATGTGAACAGCACGACACCTATGACATCGACATCACCGGCATAGTCCGTGATGACCAGATCCAATGTGTATGACATTTCAAAACTAAAACCACTGACCATGGTGCTGCGAAGCGAACCATTATTGGTAAAGATCAATAAGCGATCCTGATCAGGGCTGAGATCAGGAATCGCATTGAGCAAATATTCTCTTAATTGATTTGGCTTTTTCATGCAGCTTTTGCACTCTTATAGTTTGGATCGAGGCGGTTCATCACACGTAAAAACTTAGTGTCATAGCCCAGTTTTTTATAGTTTTTGCCGTTATACAGCGAAAAAACGACATGCCAATTTTCTTGACGTAAAGCATCGATCAACTTCCAATCTTTATCATCCACTTCACCAGACTTGGTTTCACAGTAGCGAAGGAATGCTTCAAACTGAAGGCTTTCACTTTTTTCATGCTGTGCTACAAATTCCTGAACAGATGCATAACCTAAAGCTTTCCAATTTTCACCCATGAGCTGGAAACGTCCCCACGATGCCGACTGTAATGCACATGATTCATCAAGTTGCTTGGCTTGACTTAAACGTGTGTACTCAGCAGATCCACCGTGATAACCACCTGTTTTGGTATTAACAATATTCGGATGTTTAGCCATGAGTGCATTGGCTTTGGTTTTGCCGAATTTCTGATTCAAATAGAAATACATGCGATGACGTTCAAACAGAATTTTAGGCTTACCATTTGGTAAATAACCTTCACCCAGCGTTTCAACTTCAGCAATGGCTTTGATTACGATGACAGGCACACCCAAACGTTTGGCACCTGCGACCAAATCACTTTCTTTTAAAAGTTTACTGGTGTCTTCACCACGTAGGGCTTTTAATGTGTAGTCACCGACCATTCCATCGACTTTCAGATTTTTCAATTTCTGAAATTGAATCACGGCATATTCAGTATTTTCACCAAAGTCACCATCAGCAATGAGTGGCTTCTTATTTTTACCGGTTATGCCATTTTTAATCAGAAGTTTTTGCAATTCAGTGACGGCTGAACCTTTTGAACCTAATTTTAGAATGCTCATGGTGTGCTCCTTAGCATTGAAACGACATTGCCTTTACTTCGAAAAATAAAGACCACCAGGAACACAGCAAGAATGGCATCCCAAACAGTGACTGGATCCTTAATGAAAATGATATGAATGCTTTGTGCAAGGAATGCACCGATCAGAACAACTGCAAATAGTCGAAACGAACATTTTTGCAAGTGCAAACGATCAAAACATAAAATACGGAATGCACATGCCACATAGCACAGCACGGCAACGATGGAAAAAATAGTTTGTGCCAATGGCGACAACATGAGTTGCATCATTTTTTATTCTCCTTTCCAAAGGTACTGGACAGGGCAGAAAAGAATTTTGAAGTAGTGTTGAAGATCTCAGTCAATGTCGACTTGTTCACCCATTTCATGACCTTCACCAAAACAGGCAAGGCAAACATGCTGGTAAAGCAAGCAATGACCGTGTGACTATTCACACCAGTTCGGTTTGAAATTTCAGGGGCTAAGGCATAGCCCAAGGCAACGGACAACATGAGCGAAAAAATACGTTTTCCATAGCTCAGTGACACTTGGGTATATGCCAAAAATGCTGCACCAATTACTGCACCAAACAGTGCATCACCATTCACGAAAGGAAGGAGTGATACCAAGCCGGCAGAAGCGGTAATTGCGACAGTCGTTGATGTGGTTGGTTCAGCCATATTTTTTGTTCTCAGTCCCAAAGCTGAATGCTTTGCGTTTTATTTTGTTGTGTTTGAAGTTCTGGTAACTGAACCTTTGTCCCCATCGGGAGAAATGGACCAAATTCAGACAAGTGTGGATTGGCTTCAAGTACTGCTTCGACCACACCAGATGAACGTCCATAGTTGCGCCAACAAATTGCGTCAACCGTGTCATTCTGAAGGGCATAAACAGTTTTCATTTAGACCAGCTCCACATTCAAACGACGAATTTTTTTTAAATCACGAATAGCGAAGCGCAGATCTCGACGGTAATCATCAATTGTTGGTGTCAGATCATCTGCTTTTTGGCCACCATTGTTGTTGGTATCATAAGCCCGGTATTTTTCAGTCAGTTCAGCACCAACCGCTGCTGCCACGGCACGGAAATACAGAACTTCAGTGATTGGCTTTGCCACCCCTTTGGTGGTGATGGTTTTTAGACTGATTTCAGCAAGTGATGCTGCTTTTGATGTCAGGGATTCGAGCTGATCATTGACTTCAATGATGGCTGATTCAATTGCAGGAATTAAACGCTGATCTGTGATACTTCCATCAAAGCGCAATGCTTCACGAATGGCTTTGCTCGATATGCCAGGGAAAAATGAATCGCTGGTGATGACAACTTCTTCATTGTTGCGGTTGCCGTTTGCAATTAGTCCGGTCATTGTCATTCTCAAATAGTTGAGGGGTGGAGAATTGAGTTTGTAAATACCCATAAAAATGTCATTACAGCGTCAATTCTGCCCCTCGGTTGGCGCGGGGCACTCGTTACGTCGGATGAAACATCAAGTTGCCTTGATCATCGACTACCTGTGAACCATCAGCATTCAGCATCGGTTCAGGTGAATTTTTTAATTGTTCTTTGTAAAGCTTTTCAGCCTTTTTCAGATCAGTTTTACCGCCACAGTTTTCATTTTTTGCAATCGCCATTTTGAGGAATGCAACGGCTTCAGATCCACGATCTAACTGCAGGAAAGTACGACCAATACCTAAATATAATTTGGCGCGAATCTGGTCATGCATATCGTAATCAGCAGTTAATTGAGTGGCTTTTTCAAGAACATCAAGTTTAAAGACTTGGCCATCTTGATAAGCTTTGTGTGCAGCATTACCAATTTCTTCAGCAACAATACTTGCAGTACTGCGACTAAATGAATCAGGCATTTTTAAGTTTTGTTCTAAAGCATATTCAGCAAGGCTTAGACCTTGATTGAATAGACCACAGTCAAAGCACCACAGCATGATGGTAGTAATGACTTCATCCTGTTCAACTTTTGCGCCTGACTGAACAATACCCAACACATAAGGCATGTGCTTTGGAATAAGTTCTTTTTTCGCTTCAGCACGTTTTTCTTGCGACTGAATTGAACGTAAAACATGAATATCGTTTTTGAGTTCGGTCAGTTGTAATTGGTAGACGCTTGCGTCTGGACGTACACCACCAAATTCATCAGCCTTGGCAGCTTCAATCGCTGCCTTGGCTTTCAGTAGGTGTCGTCGAGCTGGACTCAACATAATTCACCTATTTATAGAATTTCGATATTTTCCACGAAACCTACTTTTTCGTAGTTTTCGATGACATACGCATCATTTGAAGATTGATATTCTTCAACTTGATCCAGTGATGAGTTATCAACAATTTGACGACGCTTGCCAGTTTCTTGGAAGTAAATTGACAAGTTGTCTAGTGATGTCACCAGTAGTGCATCATCTGGGAAGAATGGAACACGAACTGCTGGTAAACCACCAATTTGTTTTTGGCTTACTAATACTTGGCCAGCCAAAGTATCAGTGTTGTCAGATGCATCATTCACCAATGGGAAGTTTTTATCATTCAGCAATTGACGACCACAGATCACCACCAGATCGGTATCATCTTGATGGATCTCACCAATCAAGTTGCTGACAACATCGACAACCAGTGCATCTAAGTTTTTATAATCACCTGCTGCACCGATTTTTACTTTTCCTGATGCTTCAACCACTTCAGGCATATAGCGTTCAGGTGCATTTGTACGGATTTTTTGCAACCAGCCAATATTCACATCTTGAAGCAGTGGATTCGCTTGGCGGTCAGTCTGTGCAGCAGCACTTGTACCATTCCAGCCGATCATGATCATGTCTAGAGCAATCGCACGGTCAACAAATTTTTTCCAGCGCGCATAGAAATCTGGGAATTTTGCCCACGCATCTAATTTTTCGTAACGAATAGCCACGTCAAAATCGGTTTTATGGCATTTGTATGGATTAGACTTTAATCCAGTTGGATCTACTGGTGTACGTTTAGTTCCACCTTTAGTGTTTGAACGACCTGCGATGGTTGAACCTTGAGTCAAGCCAATTGCTTCACCTTCCAGATCATCAACTGGCTGCATATTAATTTGTTGAAGAAAGGCTGAAGACTCTTGAAGTGCATCTACCATCTTCTGAGCAATAGAAGGATCGACATTAAATTTGTCAGACGCAACAGCAACACCGTTGGCAGTTGCGATACTTAGCATAAGTGCTGAGTACTTTAAACGAGTTGTATTTTTCATCTTTAATTTCCAGTTATTTTAAGTATTTGACTTAAAAGTTTTGAATTTTAGTAATCAACTTTTTCAGAGAAGTTGCCAGTGTTTTCAGGTGCAGGTGGTGTACCTGGGTTTTCTTCACCTTCTAATTTGGTTTTCAGTTCATTGAAGTCTTTTTCCAATTTAGAATGCTTGGTTTTAAGTTCCGAAAACTCAGTTTCGACCGTTTGCAATTTGGTCTGACTTTCACCAAAGGTTTTTGCAATCGCTTCTAGCGAGTCAGATACTTCTTTGAATTGGTCTTTATTTTTATTGTCTTGTTGTTCTTGTTGTGGCTTCAACCAATCCAAAACTTTAGAAAACAGGCCTTTTGCTGGTGCATCTTGGCCATCTTCAAACTGGAGGTCAGCTTCTTCAGCTGCAGTAAACAAATTGGCTACATCTTGTTTACGACCAACAAATGGGTTTGCTTCAGGCTGTTTTGCAGCAAATTCCATGATTTGCGTACCTAATGAAGCAGGGGTGTCAGTGAATGCTAAACCGACCAAATACGCTTTACCGGTATCAGCAAAATTTGGATTGACTTCAATGGACGTAAATAACTTTTGGCCACGTTGGTGCAATTCAAGCAATTGCTCGAAAGCATCAACCTGAGCAAATAATGCAAGCTTCTTGGTACCGTTGATTTCTACTTCTTCAGCTTTTAGGGCAGTGACCTTTGCATACGTGCCAAATTCAGAACTTGGTGAAAAACCACGGTAGTGCTCAAGATTGCCTAAAGCTGTGTATGTATTTGGATCGTAGCTGTCAGCCATTTGCTGTATCCATGTCGCTTCAATCACTCGACCATCAGTCGTGGATCCAGCAACAGCAACACGGAAAAATTTGGATTTCTTCATTTCTGAATCCTGTGTCTATGTCGATAGATAAAATCTATTTAAAGTAGTTAGCAGAATCGGAAGAACGGCATAAACATTCAATGCAAAAGGCTTGTATTAAGTGGGTTTTACAAAGTAGCCACAATGAATAAATGTTATAGCGTTGGCTTAATGAGCCAATGGATAAAGCACTTGATACACCGAAAAATCTAAACTTCGACAAACGCCTTCTAGCAAAATTTTTGTATTGGATGGGGTGGCGAATCAGCTCGATTGCAGATTACATCGACGAGCCTGATAAAAATGTTCACGCTTGGAAAACACGCGATGAATGGGACAAAGATGCACCTGCAGGTCGAGTCGGTGAAGCTTTAACTGCTCAATTGATCAAACTGATTATTCTTGAGAAAAAAACACCTGGTGATTACAAGGAAATTGATTTGCTCATGCGCCAGCTGGAGCGCATGGCACGCATTGATAAATATTCTGACGGTGGCAACGAAACCGATCTGAATCCAAAACTAAAAAATCGAACTGCTGGACCACGTAAGCCAAAACAACCAAATGCACTGACTGAAGAACAAGTTGAAAAACTTCTTGAAGACTTTGATGAAGGGTTATTTGAGTATCAAAAGGTTTGGTACCGTGCACGCGAACAACGTAACCGTGCATTATTAAAATCACGTCAGATCGGTGCAACATTCTATTTTGCACGTGAAGCATTGATCAAAGCTGTCACCACTGGTCGAAATCAGATTTTCTTATCTGCATCGAAAGCGCAGGCACACGGTTTTAAAACGTACATCAAAAACTTTGTCATGCAATCCATTGAAGTGGATCTGCAAGGCGATCCGATTTCAATCACGCTTCCATGTGGCAATACTGTTCAGCTTATTTTCTTGGGTACCAATGCCAAAACAGCACAGTCATACCATGGCGACTTATATTTTGACGAATTCTTCTGGGTACATGGCTTTGCCACACTGAAAAAAGTGGCATCGGCAATGGCTGCCCAAAAACAGTACAAAAAAACCTATTTTTCTACACCATCCAGTAAAACGCATGAAGCCTATGCATTTTGGACAGGTGATGCTTTCAATAAAGGGCGTACAAAAGAAAATCGAGTTGAGATCGACACCAGTCATGCAAATTTAAGAAACGGTGCTTTATGTGGCGACAAAATGTGGCGACATATTGTCAATATTCAAGATGCTGAACGCCAAGGCTGTGATCTATTCGATATTGATGAATTGATTGCCGAAAACAGTCCTGAAGAATTTGCCAATCTTTATATGTGTGAATTCGTTGATGATGGTCACAGTGTATTTCCACTATCCATCATTCAGCCATGTATGGTCGATTCATGGGAAGTGTGGTCCAAAGATTTTAAACCGTTGGCACTTCGTCCATTTGGGAATAAACCGGTATGGATCGGATATGACCCAGCCGAAAGTGGAGACAGTGCAGGGCTTGTGGTCATTGCACCACCTGAACCTGATTATCCAAAATTCCGTTTACTTGAACATCATCAGTTCAAAGGCATGGACTTTGCCAGCCAAGCGCAATACATCAAAAAATTAACAACCAAATACAACGTCAAATATATCGGCTTAGACAAGTCAGGTATGGGCACTGGTGTTGCTCAATTGGTCCTTGAGTTCTTCCCGAACCTAACGACATTCAATTACAGCGTCGATGTCAAAACACAATTGGTCATGAAAGCAATGGATGTGATCAACAAAGGTCGTTTTGAATTTGATGCAGGATCCACTGACGTGGCCATGTCAATTATGGCCATTCGAAAAACACTGACGGCTTCACAAAGACAAATGACATTTGAAGCATCACGTGCAGAAAACATTGGTCATGCTGATTTGGCTTTTGCCATTTTCCATGCCTTCGCAAATGAGCCTTTGACCCTTGATGACCAAACAAAATCTAAAAAATCCTCTATGGAGATTTACTAATGTCCGACAGCAAAGTGCAGGCATTTACGTTCGGTGATGCAGAACCGGTGATGAATGGCCGTGACTTATCACAGTTCTATGAAACATGGTTATGTGGCAATTATTACGAACCCCACATCAGTATGAATGCTTTGGCAAAATCTTTTAAGGCAATGCCTTATTTGTCGACTGCAGTGTTTTATAAAAAGAATCAACTGGTGTCTTCATTCACGCCAAATAAATTGATTAGTTCATCTGAATTTGAACGAATAGCTTTTGACTACTTGGTATTTGGAAATGGCTATTTGCAACGGATCGACAATCGTTTGAATGATCCACATCACTATGATGGACTCATGGCCAAGTACACCAGACGCATGAAAAACTCGAATGAATTTCTGCAGCTGCTCAATGGTTTTGAAGAACATATTTTTAAACCTGGTACCGTTTGCCATATCAAGGGCATCGATGTCGATCAAGAAATTTATGGCACGCCTGAATATATCGCTGCACTTCAATCCGTTTGGCTCAATGAGTCAGCAACTCTATTCCGTCGCAAGTATTACAACAACGGATCTCATGCCGGCTTCATCTTATATATGACCGATTCGGGGATTGATGATGATGATGTTGAAGGTCTAAAACAAGCGATGAAAGATTCACGTGGACCAGGTAACTTCCGCAATTTATTCCTTCATGCACCTGGTGGAAAAAAGGATGGCTTACAACTGATTCCGATTAGTGAGTTGGCTGCCAAAGATGAATTCTTAAATATTAAAAATGTCACACGTGATGACGTTCTTGCATCCCAACGTACACCGCCACAACTTCTCGGAATCATTCCATCAAATGCAGGTGGCTTCGGATCTATCAGTGAAGCACGTGAAGCCTATTGGTATTCCGAAATTGTTCCACTTCAAAATTTATTCGCTAACACAGTGAACGAATGGGCAGGTGATCAGATCATCCGCTTCAAAGAGTTTCATCAACTTCAATTCAAACAGGAAAAACAATAATGAATATTGCTTTGGCAATTAAAAATTGGAAATTCATCGTGATGGTTGCATTGGCCATCTCTTTGGCTTTTTCAATCATCAGCTGCACAAGTAAGTCACACCAAATTGATTTACTCGAATCACAAAAAACTTTAGCCGAAACCCAACGTGATTTGGTTGCGTCTCAACATGCCAATGAAGTGCATGAAGTAGAGCAGGCATGGTCACAAGATCTTCTGGAGTCAGAACGAAATGCAAATAAAAACTTACAAGCTGCGTTGGCTGCTGCCAGTGACAGTGCTTTGGCTGTTGACCGGCTGTCAAAGCAGATCAGTGATACAGACAAACGTCTGTCCACAGGTTCCAGTCAAGCCATCATTGAATACGCCAAGACCTGCAACTTCGTACTCAAAACAATGGCAGACCGTGGTGGAAAAATCGCAGCAGCAGCTGATGGACACGCAATTGATGCAGAACGATTAGACCAGGCATGGCCACAGCAGGTGAAGCCAGATAAACAAAGCTAATCACAGTATTTACACG